AAGTAATATTTTAATAAAAAGTAATGCAATTAATTTATTTAAAAATTCTTATTTTTTAGAAAATTATTATTTAAAGGATGAAGATACTCCAGAAAATATATCATATAGATTATATGGTGTCCCAGATTATTCATGGGTAATATTGATGATAAATGATCTTTATAATAGAGAATATGATTGGCCGTTACACTCTAAAAAGTTAGACGAATATATTGAAGATAAATACAATTATTCTTGTGTATTTTTTTTAGATTCAAAGATATCTTTTATATTTTCTGATGTTGTAAAAATTAATTCTTTTGATGTAAAATCCTTTGATCGGGATTTAAATAAGTTTAATTTAACAAATAAAACTTTACAAATAAATAAAAATAATTATGTTAATTTATATAATAAAAATAATAAACAAATTGTTTCTATTAAACCAGACCGAGTTATGTATGAAGGAAGTCAAGCACTTAATCGATTTGAATTAAATAATGAAATCATAAGCCCAAGAAACATTGCATCAAATTCTATTTCATATATAAATGGCTATATAAATGGTTATGTGAACCCACTCATAGAAAGTGCGGTTATTACAAATTCTTCACATGAACATAAACTAAATGATGCAAAAAGAAATATAGTTTATTTAAAGAAAGAATATATTTCAGCATTTACAACAGCAATTCAAAATGAACTTATAAAAACAAAAAATATGAGCATAACTAATGAATAATATATATATTCATCCAGCATATTTAAATCCAGTAATATTAACAACATCGTCTGGGCAAAAAATAGATATTACATCTCAAGTAAAAGAAATAAATGTATATGAAAGTTTATTTTCTAATATATTGACTGCAACAATTACTGTTATGGATACTCCAGCAACTAGATTGATACAAAATGGAATGATTGCTGCAAAAGACAAAATTTCATTTGAATTTGCTGGTTTAGCAAAGGATCTTACTCCAGAAAAAAGTATAAAAGTAGATTTATTTGTATATAAAGTGCAGAGTAGTGGTCCCGTTGGTCAAACTTTGCAAACTAGTATTATATCATTGGGATCAGAAGAATTTTATAAAAATCAAACAAAAGAAATTTCTAGGCATTTTGACGATACGGTGTCGTCCTTAGTTAAAAAGATATGTAATGAATTAGAAATAAAAAATATAGAAGTCGAAGAAACTGATGGAAAATATAAATTTATATCTACCTATCATAGCCCATTAGAAATAATTAATTTTTTAACAACAAAAGCAATATCTAAAAGAAATAAAAACGATCACAATTATGTATTTTATCAAGATATAGATAAAAAATATCATTTTGTTTCTTTGGGTAGTTTAATGCAAAAACCTTCTAAATTTGGTACAGATTCTTTTTCTGGATTTATACACACTATGCCTTTGGTTACTACTTCAGATATGATGAAGAATATGGTATTGGGATATGAATCTGCTGATATTTCTCCATTAAAAAATGCAATGGGTGGAATGTACACATCACAAATAACAACATATGATATTACAAATAAATTATATGCATTATGGACTTTTGATTTGGATATAATTTATGATACACAAACACATTTATCTACCAAAAAAATAACTGATGATAATGATGATGAATTTAAAAAAACATTAACCAGTTCTTATATGACGCGTTATGCACATAAAACCGAATATTGCTATGATTGCAATAAAGACAAAGGATTTCAAAATAAAATAGGTGGACCAGAAGATATTATATTACCAAAAATATGTACTATGGAACAATTAAATCAATTGTCAATTAAATTAAGTATAAATGGAAATTCTACTATAAGAGCAGGAGATGTATTTTATTTTGGGCGACCAATACAACAATCATTGTCTTCAGATAAGCCAAATAAAGATATCGTATATAATGGTAAATACTTAGCAGTTGATATTGCACATTCATTAAAATATAATGTTATGGGCAAAACTTATTTAGAATATAAGACAATAATTAGAGGAATTAAAGATTCAATTGGAGATGAATAATGGCACAACGTTCAGATTTTGGAGAATTTCATTGGTTTTTTGGTGTTGTTGAAAATCGCGTAGATGATCCATTACAATTAGGTAGAGTTAAAGTTAGAGTCTTAAATTATCATAGTGCCTTTGATTCTGATATTAAAACAGAAGACTTACCCTGGGCAACTGTAATGCTTCCTACTACAGAAGCAGCTTCATCTGGTGTGGGCACCAATCCAAATGGATTAATTGATGGTTCTTGGGTTGTGGGATTTTTTAAAGACGGAAAACATGCACAACAGCCAGTAATAATTGGTTCTATACCGGGATATAATAAAATTTCAGAAAATAAAAATAAAGGAGTAGATCCATCTCAAGATGATGCTGCTGGAAGTTTTGGTGGAAGATATCAAGAAAATTTTGGAGAAGGATTTAGAGATAGAAGAACTAAAAATGATTTATTAAAATACCCTAGAAAAATTTTAAAATTAGAAATTCCAGAGGGATGTGATAAACAAGGTAATGATCACGGCATTCAATTTGTTGAAGACAAAGCATCTAATTATCCTCTAGATGAATATAAAAATCAAGTTGATACAAATATTTTGGCCATAAATGATAAAAATAGACTTGATATGACCTTTGAAAAATATAGGAGATTACCTCGTTCTAAAGGGGGATTATGGGACGATGGTTGGTATATTCAAGCATCTATTATGGGTGATAAATTTAAATGTGGCGTTACAAATGAGAGTGGAATAAGTAGAGCAAAAAATATCAGTCCGGTTTTAAGCACTGCAAAAGATTTTATAATTAATAATTATAAACCATATAAAGAAACACCACCAGCATTAACTGATGGTGGTATTAGGATATACAATTCAAAAAATATAATTGAGTAAAGACTATGACACAAGAAAATTGCAATTCAACCAATCCGGTAAATCCTAGCAAAACTGAGCCAAATGTAAATGTTACACCCAGAGCAGAAAAAACACAAACTATTTCTGTTCCTAGTATAGATTTAACACCAAAACAATCGACAACAGATGGGAACATAAAACCTGTATATACTGAAGAAAATCTTTCTCAAGGATCAGGTGGGAGTGTTAATAATGGAGGTAATGTTGCAGGTAATAATACAAATACCACAAATAACGGAATTTCTTCTGGAAATAAAACACAGAATATAAAAGAACAAGAAAAACAAGCACAAGCCGGAGAGGAAAATAGATGTCCACATCCCTCGCAGACACAATATTCAATTTTAGATCCTGGAGAAGATCAATATTCAAAATCTCATGGTAAAGAGATTGAAGGAAAACTACCTTGTGATAAAGCATCATTTCCAGCAAGAAGTATATACCCATTTAATAAAATTAAACAAAGCGAATCTGGACATTTTTCTGAAATAGATGACACTCCAGGAGGAGAACGTATATCATATTATCACAGAACTGGTAGTGGATATGAAATTGAACCAATGGGCAGCGTTCGTGCAATGACTGTTAGAGATCATTGGTTTAGTGTCTATAGAGATTTTCATTTACATGTTGATGGCTATACTCATGCCATTTTTGATAAAGGTCTTAGAGTAATTGTAAATAATGAACAGATACCAAATACAGAAAAAGAATCTGTAAATTTTGATATTTATGTTAATGGTAAATCAAATGTAAATTTGACATTAAATGGTGGAAATGTAAATATTAAAATAAATAATGGCGATGTTAATTTACTTATGAATGATGGAGATGTAAATATTCGCCAAGAAAAAGGAAATTACAATCATTTTGTAAATGGTAATTATAATTTAGAAGTAACTGGAAATATGCATACTGTTATAAAAGGAAACGAATTACGAGAAATTGGCCAAAATAGAGAAATTGATATTGGAAATAATGATGAATTGCATGTATCTAGAGATCTAATAATAGATTGCAGTGGATCGTCTACGTTTTTTACAGAAGGAAGCCATGTGTTGATAGCAAATATGCGTATAACAAGTATAACAAATAATGATTATGCACATATAGGTATAGACAAACAAGAGCATATTTTGGGAAATTATTATGTTAAAAGTAACGGTATCATAAATTTATATTCAAATGGCATTTTAAATTTAACAAGTGTAAATAGAATAGAAATTTCAAGCACTAGATTGGATAGTTGTGATATTTATTCTCCAAATTACAATAAAGGTAGTAAACCCACATCAGGGCTTCCTGTAGAAGTTGATCGTAGAAATTATTCAAGAATTTATAGCGTTTCTCAACAATTTCCAGCAACACCATCTAGAAAAAGAGATAATTAATTATTATAAATATTTAATATACATAAGTTTAAGGAATTAAAATGGATTCATCAATGTCGTTCTCACATCCCATATCAGATAATCTATTCACTATAGGAATGTATGTTGTATCGTTTTTGTTTGGCGGGGCTATTATTTTTATAACAAAATTTAAATTAATATTGAACGCATTTAAACGCGAAAAGGGATTAAAACAAAATTTTTTAAGAGTCCATTCAGAATTGGATGAATATTTGACCGAATTGCGAATAAAACTAAGAGCATGTAGATCAAGTATTATAAAATTTCATAATGGTGGACACTATTTAGATGGTGGTTCGATTATGAAATTTACAACAACACACGAATCCTGTAAAACTGGGGTAGAATCGTCTATAGACTCTTCACAAGGTCTTTTAATCACTCGATTTATTGATATGATTGAACTTATTCAAAATGATGAGCCAAAATTAATTTGGACTATAGATTTAAAGGATAGTCACTTTAAAGGATATCAAGAAACAAAAGGAACTGTAGCATTTAGCATACTTCCTTTAAAATCACACAGAGGATTAAATTTAGGTTATATTATTTGCGAGTGGTGTACATATGATGATATAGAAAATCTTGCACAAGAAGAAATTTCATATGAAATTTTACATTATAGAAGAATGTTAAATTCAATACTACTCTCAGAAAATGAATAAATTAAATACAAACGATGTTGATTTTAATTTTACGGCACACCCTGTGACTGGTGATATTAGTATAAAAAGTGGATTAGATTCTTTGAAACAGTCATTAAAAAATATATTAATGACGTCTATTTTAGAACGCCCATTTAATACAAATTTAAATTTAAATATAAATTCATATTTATTTGAAAACTTTAATATATATTATGAAGATTTAATAAAACAAGAAATAACACGAATAATTGAACAATACGAACAAAGAGTGATAATAAATAATTTAATTTTAAATTATAAAGAAGAACAAAATTCATTATCAATTCAATTAGATTTTTCAGCAATAAATGAATCAGATATAAACAACACAGTAGAACTAATTGTAGAAAGAATAAGATGACTGATATTAAAAATTTAGATTTTAATGAAATTAAACAAAATTTATTATCCTTTTTAAAAACTCAGAGCAAGTTTTCTGGATATAATTTTGAAGGATCTGCTCTTAATACTTTAGTCGATATCTTAGCATATAATACATATTATCAATCATTTTATAATAATATGACATTTAGTGAAATGTTTCTGGATAGTGCCACAAAAAGAACATCAGTTGTTTCTTTGGCAAAAATGTTAGGATATACTCCAACATCGGCCAAAAGTTCAATATGTGTTGTTGAATTAACCACTGATGTAATCACCGATGATACTTTATTTATAGCATCTGGAAAAACCATAAAAACAATAAAAAATAACGAAGCAACTGAATTTGTAATTTTAGAAGATGTTTATTTAAAACCTTTTGAATATAATGATGCTGGAGCAGTTACATCAATAACAACTGGTCCAATAAACGTGTATGAAGGAAAATTAAAAACATTAAGTTTTATTCATGATTCTGGCTTACCTTTTAGACAATATGTAATTGAATATAATAATGTTGATATATCCACATTAAAGGTTAAAGTGCAAGAGAACTCAACCAGCACTAAAGGTATAGATGATACTTGGGAAAGAGTAACAGATATTACTAAAGTTGGAGAAGATACTAAATGTTATTTTGTTGAAGAAAATCCATATGGATATTATGTAATATATTTTGGCGATGGAGTTGTGGGTAAGAGATTAGAAGATGGTAATATGATAACAGTTAGTGTAATTCAAACAAATGGTGAAGTTGCAAATGGAATTGGTCTGGCCAATCCATCTAATACATTCAGAACTGATGGATACAATGTAAATGTATTAATTCCTTCATTTGGCGGAGCAGCAAAAGAAACAAAAGAGTCTATAAAATCTAAAGCACCAAAATCATTTACTGCACAAGAACGAGCAGTAACTGCAGAAGACTATAAAAACATTTTATATAAAGATTTTCCAAATTTAAAATCTGTATCAACTTGGGGGGGTGAAGAAAATGATCCACCTGAATATGGAAAAATTTATATTTCAGTAGAAACTCAAGATGGAATATTTTTGTCTACTGAAGAAAAATCAACTATAGCTAATAATTTAATTAAAAATAGAGCTGTTGTTGGTATTACTCCAATAATAATTGATCCCGAAGTAATATATTTACAACTCAATGCCTATATTAAAAGCGATTTATCTAAATTAAATATTACAAAAAATTCTTTACAAACAAATATACAGAAAAAAATACAATCATATATTGAGGAAAATTTGGGTTATTTTGATGGTGACTTTTATTCAAATGAATTAATTACTACAATAGATGCCATAGATCAATCAATTGTTGGCATAACTATAACACCTACAATTGAAAAAAGAATAAATGTAGACATATACAATCCAGAAAATTATACAATATATTTTAGAAATCAATTAAGCAATTTTGATGGTTGTTATAACGCAATTACAAGTTCATCTTTTTATTATTTTGATAATGTAAATAATACTTATAGAATATGTCAATTAGAAGACGATAAATCCGGATTAGTAAATATTATATATTTAGATGTAAATAATAATAAAATAGTATTTAAAGAAATAGGAAGTATAGATTATGATAAAGGTATAGTAAAATTGCAAAATTTTGCCCCAACTTCCTTAATAGGAACTTCAAAATTAAGAATATATGCAGCACCAAATTTAAAGGATATATATTCCCAAAAAAATAATTTAATTTTTGTTGATAAATTAGACGATAAATCTGTACAATTAAATATAGAATATATTCCATATAGAAACAAATCATGACAAATAACATTATAATTAAAACTCCAATAAATGAAAGCTTTAATTATGGCACATCTGCAGTTTTGTCGTTTGAAGTAAAAAATCCAGATAAAAATTTTCATAAAGTTCAATTTTTTTTAAATGATGATTTAATATATAATGAGAATGCTTTTTTGGGAATATTTAATATAGTACCAAAATCCGGTTTAAATCAAATTAGAGCAGTTTGTGTAAATAAAGCAAATAAAATTATTTTAAATACTGACGTTGAAGTATATTTTAATAATATTACAGACAAAATTGAAAAAGAAAATCAATTAAGTAAATTAATAAAATATCAGTTACCAGAATTTATACAAACAGAGTACCCAAAAT